GTATACAATGCACCTTCCCATCTGTACTGCTTTCCGTCTTTGCCTTTAACAACATCACCTTTTGCAACTGTTTTAGTTTTAGGTGCTGCACCGCCTTTGGCTGTGTTGCCGCCTTGTGCTGCGGCGGCTTTTTTGATTGCAGCAATACCTTTTTTATCATTAGGCTTAACGTTAGTTGGTTTGCCGTCAACGCCTGCAATAACATCTTGACCGCTTGCACTTTTTACAACACTTCCTGGTTCTGCTGGTGGTGCAGAGTCATCAGCGCCTGCTGCGTTTCCACCTTGTGCTGCTGAATCATCTGCGGGAGTATCTGTAGCAGTTGAAGCTGCTGGCTCGGCAGCTGGTGTTTCCGGATCACCTACGTTTTTCGCTACAAGTTCTACACCCTGCTCTTGGCCGACAGAGGAAATTTGTTCCGGAGTCATTCCCATGCCTTGCAGAATATTTATTATCGAACCTGTGTCAGTTGGTTCGCCTGCTTTCTTCCAAGCACTCATCATTTTATTATAAGTTGCTTTGTTACCTAGTTCTTTACCTGCTGCTTTAGCACCTTTGGCAATAGCACCCCCGGCTGCTTTAGCACCTTGTGCAACTTTTCCTGCTGCACCTTTGATCATGTCACCAAAGCCTGCTTCTGCTAGATAGCGATCAAACTCTGATTGCATGTCAACAGATTCTCCTGCTGCTCTCATTATACCAGCTCGACCTTTTAGATCGCTCGGATCAACTGCTGTTGCTTTGCTGTCTACACCTGCAATCTTTTTATTGCCTGCTGCACTGTCTACAACATCTCCAGGCTTAACTTCGTCGCCGCCGACTTTAAATGCACCCTTTTCGCCTTGCGACTGAATACTACCTTGTGCAACTGCTGCAATAGCCTGATTTGCCATTGTTAGGTTTTGTAAGAATGCATCATTCTGTGCTGCAACGTTTTGTGCGATTTCATTTGCAAGATTCATATCTGCAATAAACTCTTTTGTATCAAATGATTTTGCAAAGGTCCACAGATCGTTAAATGCATCAATCGCACCAGGGTCTGTTGTGCTTCCTGTTGCTGCTGTTGCATCTTTCATAGCATCTAGAAGTGATGTAAACTCTGCAACACGATCTTCAGGAACCACCATTGAACCTAATTCTTTAACAGATTCAAATCCAGGCGATGTAAGTTCTTTTGTAAATCCTACTTCAAGTGTAGAAAGTCCTGGTGCTTTATCATATGGAACTGCGTCAAAGCGCAATCCTTCTAACCAATCACCAATACCTTGTAATGCCCAACCAGCAATAGCACCATAGGCAGCTGTCTTAACTGATTTACCAATAGCACTAGAAAGATCTTCACCTTTGAGTAACTCATTTGTTGAACGAAGTATTAAACCTGCTGCTGCACCGCCTGCTGGTCCGCCTGCAAAGGCTGCAATAGCTGTTAAGATACCAACTGCAATACTTGCCTTGCCAGGATTTGCTTTTGCCCAGTCACTAACTTTAACAATACCTTGTACAATCTTATTGTCTGGTTTGTTTGCCATAATATCTGCTTTAAGATCATTAAACTTTTTGTCCATGTCCTTAACTGGTCCAGCTTCTTTAGCAGCTCTACCAAGTTCTTTAATTTTAGCATCAACTTTTTTAGCTAGTTCCGCAGTCATCTTAACGCCTGCAACAGCAGCGCCGCCTGCTTTAGCTGCTGCTGAACCTGCTTTACCTAGTGCATTTTGATTAGTGCCACTTGCCATTGCATTTGCTTCTGCACTTTTAAATATTGCTTGAATTTGATCTGCTGTTAGTTCTGCTTCTGCTAGTTTAACATATTGCTCTAGCAATGGAAATAGTTCACGTTCCCATCTTAACTGATACTTTTGTTGTGCTTCAGTAAGATCGTGCCAACCTTCTTTTAGTATTCTATGTGAACGATTTTCGTATAGTGTTACTTCTTGTAGTTTCATTTTAACATTCCTGCTAGTGCTTGTTTTTCAGTTGCTGATAGTGTGTCTAACATTTTTTGTACGTCTGGTGGTATTTCAGTTGCACCACTCGCTGCTTGTTTAGCACCAGCTTGTGCAGCTGGCTTAGCGGCTGCGCCGCCTGCTGCTTTTTGATTTGCAGGAGCTGTTTTGCCACCTTGTGCTGTGCCTTGAGCATTGCCGCCTGGTGCTAGTGCTGGATCGCCTACAGCCTTTCCACCTGTGCCGCCTTGTTGCTGTCCGCCTTGTTGCTGTCCGCCTTGTTGCTGTCCGCCTTGTTGCTGTCTGCCAGGAGCGGCTTGTCCGCCTCCGGCTCCTCCACCCTTGCCCATTTGAGCATAACCGTCTTTGGCCATTTGTGTAATAACATCATACACTTGCTGTTTGTTAAGAGTACCTTGAGGAACCTTTGCTTGATTATAGTTGTAGGTGTTTTGAAGAAAGTTTGCTAAATCGTCACCTGTTGCAGTCTTTACATTTTTTTGCTGTGTTCCAAGATACTTGTTAAACTTAGTATAAACATCATTTGCTGTTTTACCAACTTCTGCTTTACCTTGCAAGTTAGCCGCAGTATTTTTCATTCCAACAGCACCAGCAAGCCCAGCTCCAACTTTACGTCCTAGCTGTTTTAAAAAACCAGCAGGTGCTTCATCAATTTGTTTTTGTTCTAGTTCCGATATCTCAGCGATCTTCATGTCAAACGATTCCTTTGTGATTATAATGTATTTATTTAACTTTTTCAATATCTACTTCGTAGATATTTGTTTTCGCTAACGCTCAAACTATGCACTTCGTTTGTTGATAGAAGTAAATGATATAAAGATCAAATCGTTATTACGAAGTAATAACGTTTAAGCTTCATGTAGATTGTTTCAGTCAGACGGAACCTGTTACGGTTCCATCTAATCTCAAAACTTCATGTGAGTTCGTCACAGCCGAGACTTGGAAGTAGGTGTTTTCTGCTGTACAATGGGCTCTGACCTTTCCCAACCTACGTCGACATTGTGTACTATATAGAGTGCATAAGACGCTCTTATGCTTTCTGTATAATACATTACCCGTTGCTTCGTTCCTGTGCATACGGTTTTTATGTACTTTGCAGTTTTTCGACAGCCAACATTCCATCTATGTCAATCAAACACCCTACTACCGGATGCCGCTCAACATGTTACGTGTGTTCCTATACGGAAACTTTTTCCACAGCGGTGTTTTCGAACTGGCCCGCCAACCTTAAGTGTTGGATTGTTTTGCCTTGATGCTATGTTCTAGCAATGCCTGTTTGAGTTTGTCTGATCCGCCTACTCTAACATTAATGATACCATTGTAGTAATCATCTGTTTCGAGTACACGCCTATCAAACTGTTCTCTTGCCTCTATGTAGGACATTTCGCCCCTACCTTTACATAGGTATAATATTTCTCTTGTGAAGTGTTCTGGGCCTAGTGCTTCAACATCAGCGTTAAGTCTATCAGATGATCCCCAATAGTCTTTCCAGTCTGATTCTTTGTAGCCTCTGCGTTTGTTCTTTTTGCCTTTAAGTGGTGGCTTTGTGGTTTTAAACTTTGCTAGTTTCTTGCCTATATACTTTTGCCCAGTCTTTAGATTGGTTATGAGATAAACAAATCCTTCATACTCGTCTGGTATAGTATCGATTTGTTTCCCATCATAAGTCCATTGCATGAACTTACTTATAGATTGCCTTTTTTCTGTGCCTCTTTTTTGGTTTGGTGTTTGTTATGTACTTCTTCCATCCGATCTTTTGCTAAACTACGAATGTCTCTGAGACATTTACGTACATAACGATGTGTGCGTACACTGTTACGTTTTTCAAACTGTTCGTTTGCACGGAAGTATTCTAAATATGCCTGTGCTAACTGATCGTGTGTGTCTTCTTGTTCACTCATTCTACAATATCTATATCATTTGCGTAACTTGTAAATCCGTTTTCTTTAACGACTTTAAGAACATGGTTAACTCTACCTACTAGTTCATCCTTGTGGCTGATCAAATAGATATTTTTATCACGTTCTCTTCCCATTTTCTTAAGAATGCCTAGTGAGTTTTCAACTCCAGCAGTGTCCATACCTGAATCAATCAACTCATCGATAAACAACAAGTTAATATTTTGGTATAGGCTTTCCCAAACATCACGGAATGCAAAACTTAGTCCGAGAATCAAGCGGTTGCGTTCACCTCTTGACAAGTTATCAAAGTCTAAGTCCTGTCCTAGTTGGGTAATTTCTACATTTAGATCGTTTTGGAATACTACTTGGTGTGGTAAGCCTAGTTTATCAAGGTAATATGTGAGCCTGTTGTTCAAATATGCAAGATTCTGATCAATAATCTTCTTACGAATGAAACTATCTTTGTTTGTTAGTAGTTTTAATAAAAACTCTTGGTGTTCTTTGAACGAAGTAAGCTCATTTACAGTATCCCATTTGATTTCTTGGATAGCTGTGTTGTTTAAATCGTCGATTTGTACTTGATAAGGGTCTTCTTCTTGCTGTTTACTTATCAATGTTTGCTTTAAGTTATCTACGTTGTTTCTATGTTCATATGCTTCTTTTGCTGTTTCATAAAAAGTACTAGGACGACCGTTGATATCGCCGATATCATCCAACCCGTTCATAACTTCTTCTAGTTTTCCAGCAACTTCTGTTTGGTATGCCATAGCATCTGTAAGTTCTTTAGTTTTTCGTGCTTCGATTTCTGCTTTTTTGTCGTCATGTAGTGCTTGTCCGCATGTATAACAAGTAGCATCGTCAAGATTTGCGATGTCTTTTTCAGCCTTTTCTACACTTTTAGTAGCACGTAGTAATGCACTCTCTAATGTGCTTTTTTCTTTATTAAGAGCCAAAATAGCATTGTTCATTTCTGTCCAGTTTGACAGTTTTTCATGTAGTTCTAGTTCTACATCAATGTCTAGTTGCTCTAATTCTTGTATTTTTTGTTCTAGTTTATCAACGGTTGACTGTTGTGATGTACGCCAGGCACGTTGTCTACTTACTAGGCTTTCAATAGTTGATTCAATCTTGCTATTTGCAGTTTGTATCGCATCGATACGCATTGTTTCTTCTGTGATAGCATCTCTTGTTTGTTTAACCTGTTCTTTTAGTAGTTCAGCCTTTTCAGAAAGCAGTGTAATACCTAGCAACTGTTCAATAATAGCACGTTGATCGTTTTGTCGCATGCTTAAGAAAGGTTCTGAGTAGGTGTTTAGTGCAACAATGTGCTTAAACATGTCATGACTCATGCCTAATAGGTCATTAATGCTTTCTTGTGTCTTACGACTGTCGCCTTGCGACTCGTCTGTAAGTTCTTGCTCATGTTCATCGATAAAGAACTTGAGTACATTAGGAGAGCGTCCACGCTCAATCCGATAATCTACTCCATCTTTTTCGAAATGTAGGGTGACCAACATCCCCTTACTATTAGTTTTGTTAATAAGGTTGTTGCGTTTGATGTTGGTCAGTGCTTGACCGTACAGTGCATAGGATAATGCGTTGATTATCGTAGTTTTGCCTGTACCGTTTCGTGATCCTTGGTCGTCACCTCCTTGGTCTAAGTTTTCGCCAAGCACTAAAGTGAGCTGTTCACGGTTAAAGTCAACAGCTTGAGTTTGGTTGCCCACACTCATAAAGTTTTTTACGGTTAAATCTTTGATTCTAATCATTCTAAACCATTATAGATGTCTAGCAACATCTTCTTGTTAAAGTTTTCAGTGTCAAGTTCTGCGATTTCACTTGCTACAATCTGATCGACACTTTCAAACTGTGCAATATCTAAGTCTGTTGAGATTTCTTCAATCTGTTTTTGCGGTATTAGTGTAATTTCTCTACAACCGTACTGACTTATAAATGTTTCTTTAAGGAAGTTTGCTTCTTCGTAACTAACTGGCAAGTCAAGTGTAACACGAAGATACATTTTAGGCTTGATTATTTCGTCTGTACGGTCAAGAAGCTCTGAAAGTTTAACTGTTCTATATTTAGGACAGTTCCACCAGTTCAAGTATTCAGGATCTTTACCATTTTCTTTGTCAAGAATCATCATACCACGGTCATCATCCCAAGCATCTGCATAGTTATGTGGGAAAGCGTTACCAATATAATGTATCTTGCCTTGCTTTTGACGTTTGTGGAAGTGTCCTGAGAACACATAGTCTTGGTGTTTAAAGTGTCCAGGTTTTAGATCACCGTGGTCCGGCATCTGCACCATAGCGTTCATGTAGAAACTTGGTAGTTCAAAGTGACCAAACAGATACTTGGCTTTGATCTTTTCCATTTTCTTCCATTCGTCACCTACTAGCCACGGAACAAGCGCAACATCATCCTCTACAGTAATCTTATCCACTACTGTAATACCTGGAATATGTCTTGCAAACTCAGTTGAACTTACATCACGTTTGTCTTTGTAGTACAAATCATGGTTACCAACAAACATCAAGCATTGTTCAAACGCTTGTCCGAGCTTTTCCATGCTCCTAATGGTTGCATCCATAGTTGTAAGGTTAAGACTGTTACGGTTGTGATGCCAATCACCGCAAAAAATAGCAGTTTCGCAGTTATTTTCTTTTGCTTGTTCGATAAACCAATCAATAAACTCTTCACAGTCGTCATTATGCACCCGACTGTTGCCTTTGAGGCCGAAATGGATGTCTGTAAACACCGCGGCTTTTTTAAACAAAGAATATCCTCCATATATACTTGTTAAAGTATACTATGT